TCCATCAATCAAGCCACCGATCGGCGTGCCGCCAATTGGAGCCACATATTGAACCAAGTCTCCTGTCTGTAGCGTAGGCGCAAATAAACTTATTGTAGATGCAACCGTATTAACAGATGAGGTTGTGAATTTAGTGATTGCTGCAGGCTCAACAAGGATCTTAGGAAGAACAGCATAACCATTGCCTGGATCAGTTACGTCTATGCGAAGGACTGAGTCGCCGCTCATAACCGCAACTAAGGTTGCAATTCTAGTTGGTGCCGGATATTTCGAAAGGTCAATGTATGCGGTGACTTTTGGTGGTTCGGAATATCCTTTTCCGCCATTTAACACTAAGCAAGGGTCTAAATCCATGTAGATCAATGTATGGAATCCCGGTATATGATCTGCAATTTCTGTTCCGTTATATCCTCGTGTTAAGCCACTAAGAATGTTCGTGCTCCTATCGATTAAGGAATATCCAATTTTCTCTTCACCAATTTGGACAACGCCATTGATTGGCATACCCTGTGCATTATTCACTGAAAATGAATCGGAATTCAATTGAATATATGATGCTAGGGTTGTCATTTCGACCCCGGTTTGACCAACTAAACTTAAGCCATGGTTTTCGAACCATTGAGAATATTCAGTTTCTTCCCAAATCGGATCTGATGCCAAAAATGTATTGTAGTTATTTGGGTTAGCAGTTACAAGTTGCGGGGTTTCAAAATTCTCAACTTCTGAATTATATTGAGAAGGTAAATCGAAATCTGTTACTAATCCAGTATAATCTTCGCCGCCTGTATACTTAAACAGGAATTCCTTGATAACTACGTGATATGGTTTTACTTCATTCAAATAACCGGCTAAAAAGGTTTGATTATCTTGCTGGAAAACCTGTATAGGCTTAAGTTCACGAATAGTATGGGCTACATCGATAAATGAAGTTTTATTTAACCACGGCAAATAATTTTGAGATTCGATAGTTTCGCTCTGAATAAAATCAAACAGCAAAATTAAACTCTTGTTTCTGAAGATCAGTAAATCATTAATGTATATTTCCTCATTCAATGACCGTATGATTTTGCGGGTTTCTTCCGATGGATAACTATCAAATCCGGTAGTATCAAAGAAATTTTCACCGAATCCAAATCTTAATAAACTATAATCCCATAGCGTTGGCAAGAATTCAACTGTGCCATTTGTGAGGCCAATTCGTTTCCAGCTATTGTCTATGTCGAATACGTATGTTTCTGATAATCCATTACCATTAGCCGCTACAGTTATAATAGTACCAGATACAACCGATAATTCTAATAAATCAGAATACAACGGAACCTGTAATATTGATTTAGTGCTGCTATCGTAACCAGTTGCCCACCAATCAACATATTTCCAATATTCCGAGGTATTGAAAAAATCACCGGACGATGTGAGGAATAAAGCCTGTCTTGTCTCTGTAATCGGAAATTGAATCAACACTGAATTGGCGTATTTTAGATAATTTTCTAGGGCGCCAAATCGATTTCGGAAGAAACTCTGTCTTGGACGAGCCAAAACACCTGATTGTACTAATTTAGGTAAGTATGGATTTGGAACAATCCCTCCCACCTCATCAACTCCGCATAGGCTGTCAAGCATCCTATCATATAATCCGGTCGGAAGATCTCCGTGAATCGCAGGGAAGCCCGGTAAAAAATCATCACTATAATTTGTACGAATTAAATTATACTGGGTATGTGTGGGATCATCGTTCATGCCGGTCTCATATCCGATATGCAGGATACTATTAAGAATATTGACGTATGGTCCGGCGTTATACAGAGCAAATATGTTAGATTGAATTGGAGCAAAATAACTTATACCAGAGTTGAACGGTGATTGTATATATGATGCAATGATCGAATCCGCTAATGTCTTTCCTGTTTGGGTGAACACCTCATTAGTGTTCTTAACCCAATAATAATATATCGGAGTAAGGGCTCCGGACGGGTTTATTTCATACTGAATAGAGTAAGAGTCCAAGCTATATGGTGTTCCGGAGCCAATATATCCTGCCGGAATAGAATCATTTGCTATCCAGGTATATACTGATACTTCGCTTCCCGGAAATAATGTTCCCCAATATTGGCTATTGTATGCTACATCATTTTGATGATAATTCACCACGCGCATATTTTTGGTATTGAGCCATATTTGTCCTACTTGGGCTGCTCCCCAAATTATACCGTTAATCTTGTTAGGTATATTATTGTATTTTGCAGGATCGATATTGGATACAACATCGATATTTTCGCGGGCTGCTCCCAATATTTTACCTTGAAGTGGATCAATGTAATCAAGATTTATTAAGGTGGTATTGGAATCCGCATCAAATATTTGTGCATTTAGAATTCGATTAATGTCTACCACCGGGGACGAGCTACGATATACGCTCCAGTCTTTAGTTTTTGTGCTATTTGTGTAAGTGATGACCTGTCCGTTATCTATACCTGGCTTAAATCCTGAAGTACCCATAATTACCGAATAATTTTGAAAATCTAGGGCGCTACCGTATCTAGGCTGAGATCCGTATGTTTCGTTTTGATTGTTGATGCTTTGAGCGTAAACAAAATTACCAAGATTATCTAGAGTTTCATTATTCACCGATAGATAGTCAAACATGTATGCCGCGCCGGCATTGGGGTAAGAATCAATCCAGCCGGTTGCATTATTATCGAAAATCGTATCATCATCTTGATTTTCGTCATCACTGAAATCAAACGTTGTTGCAACATATCTGGTACCTGCAGGAGCACTTACGATGAACGAATCTGATTCATTGAATTTGACTACCGTACCGAACTGACTTGATCCATCTGCATGCGGACAATATATTACTTGGGATTGTGTATAAATTTGCAAACCTAGTTCAGTTAAGGTCGATGAATGTACTGCTGCAACCAATAATTTCTCATTGGCCTGTCCCAATTCTACATCAACTAATTGGATTACTAATTTATCATTTAATGCTGAAGCCACGACATTAGTAATATGGGCTTGATTTATCGCTTCGGCGGCCGCTGCTGCCGAACTTCCGGAAGAAATCGAAACCATATATCCGTTGATCAGGATGATTCTTGTTGCCGTAGTCAAGCAATCAGTAAGACCTATGATGGATCCGCTCTTTCCCGATCCATTAGTATATCTGTAAACTGCACCTTGTCGATTGTCGGATGATAATGCAAACGGAGCACCAATTAAAATTTCAGAAGCGTGGGTAGTTGTTGCTACGCTGGTTCCAAACTGTACTCCTATGTTCGGAGTCTCTTGTGTGGTGAGTGTTTGCGCTAGAGTAAAATTGCTTCCACTTACAGTAATAATATCTCCGGCGCTTAGAGGAGAAACATATCTGATAGTACTGCCCACAATAGCATAATTATTATCTGCCACCTGATGACCATTCAAAGATACGTTTATAGAAACTGACTGAATCGCGGCTGTAGTAGTTGACAGGGCCTTAGTAGCCAATACTACCTCTGCGGTGCTAGCTCTAGAAATCTTGATAGTGATGTCGCTACCTACAATAGCCTTTACATAATACACAACTCCTGTATTGATACCAGTATCTAGTAGATCATTTCCTACACAAGAAAAAATAATAGGTTGATCTACAACAACACTTGTCGTATTATTGAGGGTAATCTTATTCGTACCAACAGTGGTTGCTGATGCTGTCTTAGAAAGAGTATCAGGAGTCCAAGCCAATGTAAAAGTTTGTGGTTGATTAGGGATACTATCATATTGAACTTCGATATTCTGTGCGGCGCGAGTAAACACATACGAGTATCCCCATTTGTCAGTGTTTACGTCATAATCCTTATAAGGTGTTCCAACAATAACCGTGTCACCATAATAATCAGTAGATATCGAGGTTCCGAAATTGTCACCGGCAACTGTAAGTCCTAGTGCGTCTGCGTCGATTTTTGTTGCATAGACATAGGTGCTCTTTGATGCAATGCCTGTTCCGGAACCTACTCCGGTTGTCTTAAACGCAGTTCCTACATCATTGGATGATGCCCCGATAACAATAAAGTCTGTGTCACCTGTTTCAGTAATTATGTATGTTTGACCAACCGTGAAGAATCCTGCATTTGTTGGTTCGAATGATTGACGGTATACGTGTACTTCATTATTCGTGATGTCCGAGATGTACATCCATTTCTTGTCACCAGATATAGCGATTGAAGTTCCCCATGGTTCAGATGCAACCGGCGGAGTAATAGGATCCTGATACACCTTGAGATATGGAGATAGTGTAGTATTTTGAGACTGATATACGTACACTCCTTCAGTGCCTGTTGTTTGAGCAATTGCATAGATATCATCCGCATGAGCGATTGTGCTTCCGTAAGATGCTCCTGCACCAGTTAGGGTTTGTGAAACAAAATACGCTTGAGTTAAGTTATCAAATACATATCTGGTTGCTGTTCCTGCTGTCGCGTCTCCAATCAGATAACCAGCGTCAGTTCCTAGGGGGGCGAGTGCGACCGCACTACCAAACGTTTGGCTTGACGGTTTAATAATTTCTTGCTCATACAGGTAATTGATATTCTTTCGGAAAGTAGCCCAATCACCATCAGAATTTGTATCTACCCACACAGTATTCTTTCTAAATTCCGCGGCTAATAGTGGTAGATTTACAATATCAGCCGGAGTCGTTACTCGTTGTGATTGGAAATATAACCCCACTCCCTGTCCTGTCATTGTGTGTATTGCAGGATCCAACGTTAGGCTAATAATAACTCTACGGGTGTCAACAATAACCGTTGCAGAATAATAGCCATCGATTGCCTTGTCAAAATTAACGATGGCGAACGGATTAAATTGGGATAAGTTGTGTTCGGACGCGAACGTTACGGTGCATGTATTGTTTAAATTATTCTTAACTGAGGATATTTCGCCCATTGATGCCGGAGTAAATACCTGCCATTTTTCTAGGTAGTTTGCGAGCCAAACATAGTCTCGCACATAAAAATCTCGTATAGGAATTATTTTTCCATTGATATTTTTCGCAGTAGGTAATTGCGAATAAAAATACGAGGACATCTTAACATCATTAAAATTTACATATCCGGCGTCTGAGAATAATTCCGACGGACCAACCGGATCTAGGATTGGTAAAACATTTGGATCAGTGATTGGTCGACCATAATTAACTATGGCATTCAATGGAACTGCTTGTTGGACTCCGGTTGGAAGTATACCCTCTGTCAAACCAACAGTAGCCGGATTTCCAGTCAATTGTCCTTCGTCCAATCTAAATTCTACAAAGTTGTTATTTAGGACGCCGCCGAATTCGGCTGATTTAATAGCCCAATTCTCATAGATATCATATTGGATTCCACCCTGATCTAGGGACGCACCCTTAAATACATTGGCTGCATTTAATGTTCCTTTTTCTTTAACCAAATTTTTGTAGACGTTAATTTGAGTTACGTCCGTTAAATCTGCTTCGGCGAGATAATCTCTTGGGCGATATCCAATTAATGAAAAGCCCAATAAATCTGCATCAAGCTCAAGGTTAGCCCGGTTAGAATCGTAGTATAGAGTACTTTCAACCGACCTGGTACTTGGATTTGGCAATAAACCTTTTTGAATTTGATCGAATGGAGTGAGCTTCCATTCCTGTTCATTAAATATGGTCGATGCCTGTACTAATTTCAACGAAGTCCAAAATTTATTCTTATAGTTGACAATCTCGCCTTTTGTATATTTGATTTCTGGATTCCATTCTTTAACATTGTCTTGATTGTAAATGAAGCCGTCGGCATTAATCGTGCCATTCCATTCTGCTGTTTTGTAACCTCGAAGGCGGATCCTGTTTTGACGCAACCCAGTTGTTAGATTATATAGAACATCATTAAACACCGTGATATTATCAAAGACTATACTGTGTTCTATATTTCCTACATTAAATTGCCCATATGCTATGGTATCTCCCGGACTTAGAGCCTGTGCTGAAAATGCGGTTCCCTCACGAACAATACTTAAATTCATATTCTGTATAGGATATAAATTTTGATTTAATATAAAGTTAGTTTGGCGGAGGGTCAACGGTTGAACGATGTTGCTGTCTTTGTTTATTTTAATGATCTTGGCCGCCGGATTAAGTGTAGCAATGCTTCCCTCTTCCCATCCAGTTTGTGCCCAGTAAAGGAATTCAGCAACCATTTGTTGCCAATTTATTTCTATTCCGTTATCAGTGTCATCGAACACCACTCCCTGAGTCTCAAGATAAGCACCATAGCTAGCAATAAACTGTGCAACTTCTTGCACTGAATAAAACAATGTTGCGTACGGGACCAACACCTCAGAGGTAGAATAATCTTTGGCTATTTTAACTGACAATTTTTCAATTACCATGTTGTTTACATTGCCATTATTCAATGGCTTTAATGTCTTGAAGTATGCGGATGTTTGGGAATTTCCGAATACAGCAAATCCATTATTAACAATTTGAATTATTATTCCGCTATAAATGATTTTACTGAAGGGCTGATTATCATATAGGATAACTTGATAACTGTCATCCGGAACCAGTAACGAGGTGGTTGTATTATTAGACGATCCCTTTTCTACGAAAAATTTCAATAAATTTTTGTCGCTAAATCCGGCTAAACGATATACTAATCTTACATCTAACGAATCAAGTAATGTATTGATTTCAGTGGTTGCATCCACCCCGAGTTGTTTTTCATAATCAACCATCCAGTTGATATAACTTGTCTTTGCAATTCCTGCACCGTAAATTTCAATATCTTTAATGTTTAAGTGGCTTCGATCATTAACTAGAAATTGATCAAATTCTTCATTGTATTTGTAATTATCCATATCTACTGCTAAGTTGTAGAATAGCGCAGGCTTAGCCAATGACAAAATTCTCATTAGGTCGAACGGATAAGAACTGCTTCTTCTATAACTTAATTCGGCCGGCCCAATATCTCCTATTTTCCAATCTCGTTGAAATATATTAGGATTGTAGTTACCAACAATTGATTGATATGGGGATAATAATTCTCCGGCCGAGTCCACCGGAAGAATGCTCGGTAATTCAGGACGAATTGCCCATTCTAAGATTTTGGGAGTACCATTATTCCAATCTATTCCTGCTGCTAAATCAGACCACAAGAGTAAGTTATCACTGGTATAAGGGGCCGGGCCATATCGAGTTGTCCACCAGGTTGGTTGAGTTCCATATCCTATCATTTCCCATGGAGTTGAATCCGGCGTAGTAGTGTCATAGAAATATTGATATATGCCCCTCCAGTATCCCTGCTCAAGTGATTTACCATTAAGTTTATTAGCACTTTCCCAGTAATTGTAGGTGAACTCGTTGTTTGCATTGAATAATTGTTTCTTGTAGTCGATACGATTTTGTCCAACCCAATCTAAGAAACTATAGCTATAGATTTGTAACCACTCATTGTACGTATAATCGGTTTCTCTAAAGAATCCCGGTAATACCTCAATGTCTGATAAAGGAATAATTGAATCTAATTTAAGATTGTTATAGATACGCAATTCAAATTCCAATAAAACTTGGTCTCTAAAATCTATCAAAACGCCGGTGTTGGGATCGTAACTTCCATATAATTTTGTATATGATCCGTCGTGGCCCTTAATGAAATACGTTGGTTGCAAATAATTGCTATCAAGTACAACCTGAGGAATATATTTGGGATATAGACCAAGTTTAGTCGGTGTATTCGGCGCGTAGCTGCCGTATGTTTGATTAAATTCCTTAATGGTAATTTTGTCACCCGGGAGTAAATCCAAAGAAATCGATAAAGACGGGGAAGATTCATTAATGGTGTAATCTGTGTTGATGATTAATTGTTGTGTAATATTTGTTCTAGTCAAATAAACTAATACTCCGTAATAATTGGCCTTAGTAAAATCATATACTCGACTTAATGGGAAAATACTTGAATCGAGACTGTTGGCAAAAACGTAAGAGTTTGAAATGAATGCGGCCTTAGATGGCAACATATCACTCCAGAAAAACGGCTGGGTACTGGTTTTACTGGATGTAATTTTATCGAGGGCATCATCGAGTAGATCAGCAGGATTAAATTTCTGTGAATATTCTCCGTTATTAACGGTATCCATTAGCAATGTTTTGAATTTTATGTATTCTCTATTATTGAATAATAGTGAATTAGATAAGTTATAATTTTGCTTTCGTAAAAAGGCTCCCGGAAGAACCAATGATGCACTATTCTGAATGATAGAATTGCCCCACGGAACCATATTACCTAAATCTCTAAAGTTGTTGGCGCCGTACAGTTCTCCTGTTGTTTCCGGATTATTAGTGAATATACTTCGATATTGCCTTCGTATGTCTCCTATGTTAGCAGTTACGATATCGTAGTTTAATGGGTTATTATTTAAGTTAAGTGGTATTCCATAGAATGCATTTTTGCTTATCTGATTGCTTATTATACCAACTTGAACTACAGTATCCTCCAGTAATACAGAATTCAACGTAACCGTTGTTGAGGCGACTGACGTAGTAATGGAATAGTCGGATTTTGGCAGGACTTGATTATTAATGCTCACCATTACTGCGGGCCAGTTTGTGCCATCATCGGGGGTAATATCGCAGACAAATGTTTGAGTTGGACTTGCTACGAAATAGTCAAAGGCAAATAATTGATATTGAACACTAGGCGATACTGCTGTTTGCCATCCTAGGTGTCTGGTAAAATCAGTTCGGGTGGAATAATTATATACGTATCCGGTGTTTGTTTTTTGAGTTATCGGAGTTGTGCCGTCTACATACGTAAAGACATCTGAATTGAGTGATACATCAAAGCTGATATCACCGACGTTATCTACTGAACTATATTTCAACGGGAATGATAAAATTGGATCATCCAGTCCTGTACCTATTCCATATGCGAACAGTTTATTGCCGGCGAATGAGCTACCGGAATATACATCCTGATCCCCGAAACTAACTCCGTTGTTTCCAAAAAGATCGAACAACGGTGCTTGATTTACTGTAATTTTTTGTTGGCATTTCATCCAATCAATTCCATCAAAATGGTAGTCCACGCCGGCGTTATTTACTCCGCGCAGAATTACAACTTGATCAGATGGCTGGACTTGACCACCCGAAATTTCAGTCAAGGTCAACACGGGGGTGGACGATGGCGTGATGGTTGAAAAGTAGGAAACATATACTTTGTTTCGAACAGATGAGTCGGTATCGGCTGCAAAAATAATAGTCGCACCATCAAATAATGCGAATTCATCAACTGATGTTTCGGTTGATATAATCGACGCAGTTGATGTTCCGACGATATACGCTCTTGAACTTCCGGTCCAAGACACTGTTATTGTTAGTGTAGTACTTCCAGAAATTGATTCAATTAACGCACTTCGTGGGAATAGATTATTAGCTGTTGCAATCGATTGACCTACTTCAAATACCCCGGTAACGTCTGTTTTTTCTACAGTAAATGTGGTACTCTGCGGTAACCAGGTAAATGGTGCAGCAACGGTTTCGTTTGTTAACGTGATTACCGCACCATTTTTTGTTAGAGATACTTTAAATTGTGTTGAGCTAAATACCTCGGCCACATAATAGTTTACCCCAGTCAATAATCCACCTATTGATGTTGTGGTTAAAGTTACAATATCATTGACTCTAAATCCAGTTGTGCTATTACAGGTAATTAGGTTGCCAGTAACAAACGATTGTGATGCTGTTCTACTTGCTGCATAATCTGTTCCGGCAACTGTTGAGGTGTACTCAGTATAAACAGAGACATCGGGATAATAATTGTATTGACCGGCCACCAATGAAAATGCGTCAGGCGTGCGTTGGTCTATGAAGTCAACTGGTGGCAACCCAAATGTTCCGGTATTAAACAACTTCAAATTAGGATAAAATTCTATAATAGGGCGCTTGGCCTTATTTTCAGGTAACGTATATAGAGTCAACAAGTCTGGATTTTTGTTATGAAATGCGGATGAGTTGATTACATCAATATGAAACCATCTATTGCCGCGAGCCCATGGATTACTATCTCTTGAATTTCTTGAGATTAAGATATAATCCGGGATAACTGGAATATATGAATTTCCTTCCCAATTATCCATATCCCAATTGGTCGTATCCCAGGGGATGTACGTTGAAGCCGTAAATGCTTCTGGCACAATTAAATCGGAAGTAAGAATCAATTCGATTGCAGTACCTACGCCCTCAACATAATATTGACCTGTTTTATATTTGTTAGAGGAGATATCTCCCTGAAACGCAACCTTTAATCCGTTTGTGAAGACAACCCCATTCGGAGCCGTATATGTTTTTTTACCTAATATATCCTCTTCAACACTAATGTTGTTTGTGATATTACTATCGATAATTTTAATTATCCCAACCTTATCTGATGATGTACCATCTTGATAATATAGGGTGTCTAATGCAGCACTTAAGTACGGAATAAGTGTAATCGTGCCAGCAGTACTCTTGTAAAAATTTCTTGCATTCCATTGAGTGCCAAATACTACCGATATTTTTTGTTCGATTGGAATGGTGCCGGCAGGGATTAATCTAATTACTGGATCAGATGGATCTCCTAAATATGTTATGGTATAGAATGTCTCATTGACATTGGTGTAATATCCTTCTTCAAACAAGCCTTGATTGATATTACCAATCATGCTTCCTGCAGCAGTAGACAATACTATTTCTCGGCCGCCCAAAGTGTAGGCTAATCCGGTCGGTGTTCCTGTAGTGGTTGTTATCGCGCCGCCGCCCAATGTAGCCGAAAGAGTAAAAGTTGTAGTTCCGTTGGTTGCTATAATATAATAGGTCTTTGGATTTGTATATCCAGTTATACTGCCCGTGCCTCCAAATGTACCTGAAATCGTAACTGCTTGGTTCACCGCTAATGTGCTAGCTGCACATGAAAATTGACCAGCTACTCCGGTGATAACTACAGTGTTTAGGGAACCCTGAACGATATCATTAGAAATAGTAAAATTATTAGCGTCTACAATCTGCTTTACATAATACAGTGTGGTACCATCACTGGTGGAATATTGTTGCAATCCGCCGAATTGAGTACCAGTAAACGTAATCGCATTATTTACTCTCAAATTTGCCGTAGAATTGCATGTGATTCTGTTAGTGCCTGTTGTTGTATTAGTTACTGTTATTGATTGTGAGGCCACAATATCATCATTTACATCCCATGGCGTATAGTCGAAGAAATTATGAATATAGCCCAATTCACTAGGAACACCGGTATTGTAGAACATCACTGTTAAACCTTCTAACGATGTTATTCCGTCGATACCACCTAGTAGGCTAGCATTTGCTCCATTGATAGAATTAAATGGAGTAGTGCTAACCAGGCTAACGATATTATTTCCTGGAAAATTATAGAAATCCTGTGCATTCTTTGGTGGGACAGTGAATGATACGATGCCGGCTGTTATTCCGTTGTTATTGACACCCAAAATCTCCCTAGTAGATAGATTTGGTTGGGTTTGACTATATCCGGTAACGCCGGGCTCGCCTTGAATCCAGAAATTAGTAGTTTGATTCACTCTAAAGGTATATGTTCCCCCTCGCAAAAATGTCAAGGTGGGATTAGTCGAACCACCCACTGTTGCTACTTCAGTAATTAGATATCCAATTGCTTGGCTAGTAACATCGTAATCATTGGTACTATACACCGTGTCGGCCGACACAATTACTCGTTCTGGGCCCTCAGGAATCCAATAATATTGATTAAAGTTAATGATCTTGTCGAGATTTGTAAACGAATCCCAAGAATAAAATTGACTATTAAATAATCTATCATTGTTGTTGGTCAACCCCCCGTCTACTTTGACGGCATCCAAGATCCCCGGATAACTAATGAAATCCTGAGCAACACCCTGGTTGGGTTTATTAAAGACAACTGCAGGATCTAATTGATAATCAGTACGAGTTTTTGTGGGTTCGACAACATAATAATCGGTTGCATCAATTCCTTCACCAAATTTACTACCCACGTATCCTTCTATTTTTAGCAGGTTGGGTTGCGATACCAGATTATCTAACGTTGCACCTAAAAATTGGGAATTTGTAGGTGTTTGAAATATTTCTGGTAAGAAATTTAGTGTTCGAATTCTAGTTGTTGCCATTATCTAGTACTTATCTTATTTGTAATTCGACGGGAGTGAGGGCTGCAATAACCAACACATCATCGGCTGTAATCGCGTTTGCAAAAATCTCATATGGTGCTGAACGAATCTCATATAAATCACCAAATGATTTAGTCGGATCATTGGGCACCAATACTGCGGAACTAATTAATGAACCCAATTCAGCATGTAAGAATGCACTCAATTCAGAGAAATAAAACGTGTCTCCAAATGTCCAATTATTGATATCAAAATAACTATTCATTGCCGCAAGCGTCGAACTTCTAATTTCGCTGTCGCTTGCACTGGTTGAACTATTCTTAATTACCTTTACTGTGGCTCTTAATTCGGCAGCCGCTTTTGGTCCAAATAATGGTTTAAAGACCACACTGTTCAACACGATATTATCACTTATCATTTTATAATTGGTCAAGTTACTATAATCTTGATTTAATTCACTAATGGTGGGTTTTTCTGGTTTAATAACTGTTCCTGTTGTATCTTGAATATAGTTCTGGAAAGCCGTGTAATATGCTTGTGTTACGATATACAGATCAATAATGTTAGTTGTTGCCGGATCGATTCTAGTAGTATTATTTGAATTGTGTCGATATTGGTATTGCAGACCCTGACGACCGTATTTGATAGAATACTGTGGTTGTTCTTCTAAAGTATAAGAGATAGTTGTTACCGTATTATCCTGAACAGTGGTATAAAATAAATTGTCTCCGTACGCATAAAATAATTGGCCCAGCGGATATTCATATTTGACTACTTCAATTTGAGTCTTGGTTTGAAGTTGAATTATACTGGTAGTGGGCACTATTTGAAGCCTGGAAAGACTAATTGCATCCTCAATCAATTCAAAGAATACATAAATTCCGGTATTAGCTGTGCCTGTTTGAAAATTAGTTATTGTTTGAAAAAATGACGGATCTACCGTAATTCCGCGATTATTGATGTCGTTTGATGATACTTCTATTGCAAAATCATTGATGTAGCCATCCGCTTCTACCGTTTGACCAACAACCGATATTTGAATTGGTTCGGCCAATGCATTATTAGAGGTTGGCTGAGTATTTGTGGCTAAAATTTTGATAAAATCTTGCAGAATTTTACCAGTAAATGGATCGTATACTAATTTGTCTCTCTCATACGAAAAACGGGTATCTGTTACGCTTCCGAAAAAATATGCTAATGATCGGTAACTGATCGAATACCGGTTGTTCCCTAAACTAGTGAAATTCACAAACCAATTCGTATCATTGATGTGATTAATACTCCAGCGATCCTGTGCTATTGATAATGAATTATCGAACACCAAAGAAAAATTTTGCTGTAATTCCATTCTAATAATTGCTTCCTGAATGATTTCGGTAGATAGTGAGCTATCAAATGCCGGAAGAATAGATGTAATGATTGCCCCGGTTGGAACATACCCATTTAATACGACCGGACCTAATCCATTTGAGAATGCACCCTGACCATTATTGTATCCGTCGCCAAATACCGTTAATACAGTAGTCCAAAGGATTGTCTTATCAGAAGCAGTCGGTATCCCTGAAACTAATCTATTATTGGAATCAAAATAATAACCGGGCGGCGAAATAAATTTAATGAGGGCCCCAGGAGTTGCATATTTCATGTTAAAGGACGAATATGTTCCGATTGGAATTGGCAATGGTGAATTATTACTAATCGTATAGAAATATCCCGAAAGAGTATTAGCATCGACAGAACTCATTTGCCAGTATACCGTTCCATCTACTGAGCTTTCGTCGATCGGATATTGAGAATAATTTTGAGTGTAATATTGTACAACCCTGTTTGATGATAGCACGGAGCCTAGGGTATCAGTTAAGAATGTTATGATATTCCCGACCGTGTTGATTGTTAATGATAGGAACCCATTATCATCTACTTGCCAAACTGCGCCATCGGATGCGAATGAATTTAAGCTAGAGTATTTTCCAGTGGGGTCAAGTAAGTCTAGATTTTTAGATACGCCAATAGAACTACGATTGATTGCCTTACTTTTTATAATCGAGCTATACAAAGTATAAGGGAAATTGTTGTAATCTTCTCCGTTAACCATTCTGTTTTGGGTGTAGTATCGGGTTGGGGCACGTTGTTTGATTTGGGCCAAGGGCTCTCTTACTTGAGCATTAGATACGGGTAACGGAAGTTCTAAGGTCATTGTCAATGTTTCTGTACGACCTGTTCGGCTAACGTAATTGAGAGTTACAATAACACCTTGCATCTCGGTCGGATCGATTACATACGTGAGTGCATTTCCGGCGCGAACATATGCTCTAAATGAGCCAACTGGAATTTCCGAAAAAACTCCGTCACCAAACAAGTAACTTACCTGATCATTGAATCGTGATTCTACTGAGAAGATATTTCTCTTACTATCTTCTGTTTGTAGGAATGCATTGGCATAGATATTATCTACGTATCTCCAAAGAATATTCTTTGTGGACGCCGATGTAGCCAATTGATATAACCAGGTATCAGAATTGTTTATTCCCTCAATATCAACGTCGATTACCTGATTTGCTATTTGTTGTTGTAACGTAAAAGTGTAATCTTGAAGACTGCCTTGTTTAAAATAAAAGAAATATCCTGTGTTTGGACTCCCGTATCCTAATTTATCATTTCTATAAAGGATGTTAAATCTATCAGTTGGCTCCGGAGGTAATTCATAGAGAGTATCTTGATTAATACTGGTTACACTAACTAACTCAAAATTCATGTTAATTCCGTCAACTTGCGAGGTGAACGGAATAACCGGCGATGTGTTTGGCGGAAGTGCTACTGTATATTCGTTGGTGGTTACTCCCAATAAATTAGCAGAATTTCCCGGACGTCCTATACGCTGAGAGTTAATCAGTGCAGCATTAATAACGGTGTTGTATTGTTCTAGCCAATTAGAATTAGCAGGATCGTTCCATAGAATAGGCAAATTACTTAGATTTACTCCATTTAGGTCGGTAAGATTCTGTGAAGTCTGTATGCTCACGATCTTAATATATCCCTGGGCTTCGTTGTTACGTTTAGGGGTATAGCTAACTAGATTAGCGAGTTTAATTACAGAGTCTCTACGCTCGGCTGTATCAATGAAATTTTCTCGGGAATTTAGGTCATTTCTAAATGCTAATCCCTGTCCCATATAAGCAATAACGTCTAGAATCGCAATAAATTCTGAACTTTCGATATAATCATTAAAGGTTTCTGGATAGGCGGATCGGAGATAATCTATGAAACTTTTACGTAGGGTTTCATAGTCATAACTGCGAAATTCCACTTGGCTGAATGTTTTGTAAATGGATTGCCAATCATTTACACCAAAAAGCGCAGATTGTCGGGTGCTGGTAGCCATAAAATAGTCTCTTTAAGTATTTATCATACCTAAAATTCGCTGTTTTAAGACTATTGAAACGTGGCTTTGTTTGTTGTATTGTCGAAAAAAATGCTCAATTCAAATGAGTTATTGAATGGAGTTATTGCCAGTTCTATTTCAAGTAATATTCCATTTTCCTGAGGAAATCCCCTGACATAATTAACAACAACCCTAGGATCTAAACTTGCAACCCGTTTGATTTCCGTTTCAATTTGTTGCTGAACATCAAATGTGTTGGGTTCAAAAATATAACTCCAGAGTTTAGTTCCATATTGTGGTTGTCCTACTTTTTGACCCTGTTGTATATTGAGGGCGTTCATTAGATCCTGAAGCACTAATGATTCGTCAACTAATCGATATTTTTTACTAATGTTAATCGGTTTTACTATACCGCCCACACCGCCGTCGATTCCCCCTGAAACATTGGTAGTTTTTGGTTGATTGGCCTTGATAGTACTGAATCCGATATATGTTGGCATGATGTATTTATTCTAACGTAGACCTATCGAGTGCGGCTAAAATTGCAGTTTGTTTGCTCAACAGATTAAACCAGGCCTTTTTTGCAGCATCTATTTCAGGAGAGCCCTGGGCTAAGGTATTGGATACCTCATAGAACTTTTTCTTTGCCGCATCAATTTGCGTTTGTGCTTGAAGTGCTACTTCTTTTGCTTTACCGACAACTTCCTGTAGATTCTTGGACACCTCTTCTGCTGATTTGGCTGAATCAGATGGACCGGTGCCGAAATTCGGTTTAGGTATTTTTAGATCGCTCAGTACTGAATTTATCTGAGATGTGATCTCTGATCGATCATTAGAGTTTGCCCCAACAACTGGCATTTTAACTGCGGACGGAATCGCAGCGGTCAATGATGCTAACGCAGACGACAATTTAGCAGTATTCTCCGGACTCAATGCATTTTGCACAGAAGCTTGTAGACTTCCTAGACCAGCTGATAACTCAGATATTTTATTAGTTACTTCAGCAGATGCGCCTTCTATGCTTTGTTGGAGTGAAATATTATTCGTTGCGGCGGTGCTGGAATTATCAATCAAACCCTTTATAGTAGATACGCCGGGTATCGAGGAAATATTTCCAACTAATGCATTGATATCAGACGCAGTTGGAGCTGTTATTCCACCTGAGATAGCCTCTAAGTTTTGAGGCACACCAACTTCAAGTTTCTTAAATGAATTCTTTATTGCTTCAAATGCTGCACTGACTGGTCCTGAAGATTCGGTGATTGCCCCTGACACGGCGGCTGCTCCACTCGATGCTGCTTCTGCTAGTTTGGCCGCAAAATTACCGGATGTGATTTCGTTTGTAACTGCGCTCATCTCTCCTGACATATTAATTCCTGCAGGATTGACAATACCAGACATATTTTTAACAACAGAAATAGTGGCTGCTGCGCCCCGTGATGCAGCCGACATTACTAAGCCGGCCACTGAACCTGCACTCTCATTCCCGGTTATAACCGAAGCATTTGTGAGTTCTGTTTGTGCTTGTTGGAAACTAGTAATTTGCGTTGATATTTGCGCCGGAATAC